CGATCCGAGGATCGAACTTCTTGATTTTTGGTGGTGAGTATGGTCATATGTACAATCCCAAGAAATTGAGATTTGTTCTAGAAGATAATATTAGCAGCAATCTATCCGAACTTACACCAACTAGACACTCTCCTATTATCGGGTGGGCATATGATGGAAATCCCATTTATGGACCATATGGGTACAAGGATCCACAAAATAAATCACCATTCAATGAGTATGAGCAATTATCAAGTAGTTATTCTATCAAATCTTCCAGAGATTCTCTACTGAGCGGTCTTTCTGACCCAATGGGAACTTATGTTGAGGATTATGAATATACTGAGGGTGCTGGTAGTCTTGACAAATATAATGGAAGATATTGCGTAACTCCAGAATTTCCAAATGGTGTATATGCATATTTCTGTACTGTTGATGGTACAACTGGAAATCCAAAATTCCCATATTTTGTTGGACCTGAGTTTTACTCCGAGGCAGATGCAGTAAACTGGAATGGTAATGGACTTCAAAAGAACTTTACCGAAGATGCAATCAGATATAAAGCACCATATATTAATACAGATAACGTAATTGCCAAGAGAAAGGAACTTGATGACCCAATTGACTTCTTCCTGGTTTTAGAAGATACTACTACAAGAATTATTCTCGAAACTGGTGAATTTATTCAGTTTGCAGAAGATGGAATTGGGTATTTTGACTACTATCCATCGGTTCGTGGTGGTAGAGCAGATTCTCTGACAGTTTCTTCTACAAATAGATATTCTTCTAATGGAATTGATCAATTCTTAGTTGAGGGTCCTGGTCAAAACTACAAAGTTAACGATCGTCTTTCTTTTGACGAGACTGGTTCTGGTGGATCTGGATTGTCTGCTCTTGTTTCCCAAGTAGAAGGTATCAAAGTTAGCGGTATTGCTATTTCTGTCGATGACGACGACGTTACAACAGCAACAGTAACTACAACTGAAAATCATTACCTTCTGCCTAATGATAGGGTAAATGTAACTATCGCAGATAACACTTATGAAAGAACTATCTACACCAAAGTAGTTAACAGCAAATACCAATTCAAGTATTTTGATCTACAGTCGGTAGATTTGCTCTCTGAGTGGACAACTGCAACTTCTTACGATAAGAATGACTTAGTTTTCTACGAAAGGAACGTTTATAAGGCAAGTGCTGCTGGAACATCTGGTGCTACTGCTCCAGTTCATGAATCTGGAACTACATCTGACGATAATATCGATTGGGAGTTTGTTCGCAACCGCACAGATGGCAATCTCTATCAGGATGGGTGGTCTTCAATTACTGGTGGAAGCAATTATCTGGATGGTACATATGAAGAGGTCCCACTTACCACCAATGGATCAGGATATGGCGCTGAGGCGACTGTAGTGGTCTCTGGTGGGGCAGTAACTACAGTAACCATCACCAATGCTGGATTTGCATATAATGTTGGAGACACAATCTCTGCTGATAACATCAACCTTGGATATAATCTAACTCCTTCTGCTGGATCTGGATTTACTATTACACTAACAGAGGTTTCCACTGAACTTGTAGTAAGAACAGATAAAGCACATCAACTTTCTGTTGGAGATGTTGTCAATATTTCTGGAATTACCCCATCTGCATATAATAAGGCAGATTACACCGTTGTCAGATCTGATACTCTTAGAAGATTTGTCGTCAAGAGGAATTTTGGATCTACTGCAGCAGCAGATGTAAGTTCTGCTGAGGTATATGTACAAAATCCCAAGATTGGGCTAATTAAAGGTCATAGTTATAAGTTTGATACCCAAGATTCCAGTAATGATGGTAAAACTCTTGCATTTACATTAGATCCCCAAAATACAGAGGTGTTGACGTACAAGAATATTACGGCAACCGAAAGAGACACTGTAACTAATGAGCAAAACTCTATTACAGTCTTAGTCGATGAACTCCCTGGCATTTTCTACTACTTCGACATTGAAGGAGCAGTTCCTGGCAGCTATTTCAACGTAATTAACGAACCACTGCAAGGATCAAATATAGTAACAGCAAAAACTGATACTGCATTCAAATATGTTTGTGCATTAGAACCAGAAACTGGATATTCTGCTACAAATTCACAATCTATCAAATATAGCACAAATTCAATCTATGCTACTGGTGGTATTGCAAATATCACCATTGGCGATACTGGAAGAAACTACTCTTCTATTCCAAAACTCTCTGGATCTACTAGATCTGGTGCAGGTGCTACTGCTGTTGCAACAATTTCTGGATTCCTTGCCAGTGCAAATGTCACAAATAAGGGATCTGGATATAATCCAGCATCTCTTCCAACTGCAGTAGTATCTCTCCCCGATTTCGTAGATCTTACAGTTTCAAACGTATTTGGATCGTTTATTCCAGACGAAATTGTAATTTCTCAAGAAACTCAAGGAACACAAACTGCAAGAGCAAAAGTTATCTCCTGGGATGCGTCTAATTCTATTCTGAGAGTACAACCACTCCAGAATGAAAGAACTGGTGCAGCAAATAAGGGGTATATCATGTTTACCACCTTTGCTGCAAATGCAAACAGAGGAATGGTTTATAGTTCCGATTCAAACGCAAAGGTCACTGCAGTGAGTGGTGTTCAGGCTGTCGTTGCAGCGAGCATTCCTTCTTCTGGACCTGACGTTGGTAGATTATCTGAAGTTACAGTAACTAATGCTGGATCCAACTACAGATCTGCACCTACAATCATTTTAGACAATCCATATTATGGAGAAGTCACTGGGGTTACCATTGCTTCTCAAAATACTGGTAATTATCCAACAAACCAAGTTTATACTGGCGTTACTCAGAAGAGCGTAGCACCCACTGGAGGTATTAATGTAGAATTTACTGTAGAGGTAGTTGGAAACAGTATTAGTAGCGTAACAGTCACTGATGGTGGATCTACTTATGCTTTAGGTGATGTAATTACTATTTCTGGAGCAAGCGTTGGTGGTGTAGATGTTACTGATGATTTCACCCTGACTGTAGAGACACTTTACTATGCTGATCCAGCAATAACTACGACCACCATCAATGCAGAGGTAGATTCTATTACAGTTACTAACTCTGGATCTGGATACCTCTCAGCACCAGAAATTAGAGTTACTGGCGGAAATGGCATCAATTCTAAGTTTAACGCGGTGATCTTGAACGAAGGTGTATCGCAAATTGACATTGAAGATGGTGGAGAGCAATATCAAAATGCTCCAGTTGTAAATATTGTTCAATCTACAGGAACTGGAGCGTCTCTTCTTCTCAAGTCTTCTGACCTTGGTCAGATCCTTAAGATTTCTGGCGATAACATCACATACAACTATAGTCATGATAGAACTCTCAAACCAGAGTTGAATACAACTTATAACCTGCAGCTTATCAGAACTCAAGTTATTGATTACTTGGATGTTGTAGATGGTGGTGCCAATTTTGTTTCTGTGCCGACTATTATTCTCGAAGGTGGAAGCGGATCTCTTTTTAAGTTGAGACCTGTAATTCAAAACGAAGTTATTCAAAGTGTTGAAGTTGATAATCCAGGTAGAGGATTCCTCTCTGCACCAACAGTAAAGGCAGAAGTAACTCATACTTGGGTTGGTTTGCAGTCAAATAGCACTTTAAACTTTGCATATAATACAAAGATACCAACAGGAACAAAAGTTACACTTCAACAAGTTTCTGGAACTTTCCCTGCTCCATTACTTACAGGAACAACGTATTATGCAATTGCGGCGACTGTAGCAAATGGTTTGGGAGATAATCAAATCCGACTTGCAACGAGTTTAGCGAATGCTAATGCAGGAACTTATATCGCATTTACTAGTGCTCCGATTTTGGGAGCAACTGGAAGCACTTCATTTACCCTGAAGACTACAGATCTTGGTGATAATATCATTGCTTACATGAAACCAGGAACATTCTCTGTCGGTGAGAGAATTTACCAAGGTGCATCTACCGCATCCTACACTGCATTTGGTTATGTTAGAAACTGGGATCCTAGTGGAAGAGTTGTTAGTGTTGAAATCGTAGAGGGTGAGTTTAAGATTGGAGAACCAGTCTTTGGTGAAGAATCCTCGGCATTTGGTCAAATTCACGACTTCTCTAGAGCAGATGCAGTATTTGAAGTTTCTCCAATCAGTGTTTCTGCAAATAGATGGGAAAGAACAACTGGAATTCTCGATGTAAATGAGCAAAGACTATATGATAGCGATAGATTCCAAGAGTTCTCCTATAATATTTCTTCTTCGATTAATATTAATGATTGGAGAAGTCCACTAAAGTTTGCTGCTCATCCTGCTGGATTTAAAGTTCTTGGAACTCAAATTGTATCTCAATCTTCGTTTAAGAGATACAATCCAAGACCAACTGTAGATTTGAACACAAATAGCATCTATGATTGGTGGGTTCCTGGAACGGACAATTCGGGACAACCTAAGAGCTTCAACGGAACAACATTTGTGTTCCCCAAACCATCCGCAAGCAATACTGGAAAACTTTCTGTAATTAAAAACTTCGGACTGGGCAAACCAGATTACTCTGCCGCTGTTCCAACTGAAGTTCAAATCTTCGGGAGACAACTTCTCGATATTCAAAGAATTATTAGTTGTATTGGATATAAAGTCGATAGCATCAGTGATAGATCCATTTCCTTTGATGGTTCTTCTGCTTCTGCAGTTGATACAAGCACAGATCAAATCACTCTAACCAATCATGGATTAGTTGATAATCAGAGAGTTATCTACAACGCTGGTGGAGATAGATTCCAAGATGCTAGAGATTTAATTGTTGCTAATATTGATTATATCGTTGAGGAGACTATTGGATACATCGAAGACAATTACGGTGTTCTTACTGATGGAACAAAACCAGATTATGATGCATCAATCTGCGCTAGAGATACAAGACTTGTTCTTGCTGCTTGGGCAAATGACCTCAGATATGGTGGAAACTACTTTACCGTAACTGCTGTTAACTCTTACGTTGGTCAAGTTGTTCCAGTTGGGGACAGATATGCCGATGCAAGAAATCTTTTAAGAGCAAACAAACTCTTTATTGCAGAGGAAGCAGTCGGAAGAATGCTTGCTGATCCAGTCGTAGGAACCCCTTCTGGATTCCCTGGTGTTCCAGGTGGAGATCAAAACTGCATCGATGACGTTGTAGATTTCATTGAATCTATGAGTTATGACCTTGCTTATGGTGGTAACAGTGAGACTTATGATGCAGCAAACCTTTATGTTGGAACAGTTCACCTTGATGGTGAAGAACCACAAGCAATCAAGACATTTGAGATCGCAGAAACGCTTTGTGCTGATGTTATTAACAATGTAGCAATCGTTGCATCCCATACATCAGAAACTCAGGTAATTGATAATACAATTACAAACGTTGCTGGCGGATGTACTGATGTCGAATCTTCGATGGCAACTCTGTTCACTATTCTGAAAGATGCTATCCAGAATGATACTTTGTCTGGAGTAACTAGAACTGTCCCTGCAAATAACATTCTGCATGTTGGTGGTGAGGAAGAGGAAACAATCGCTGCATACAATCATGCTAGAGACCTCTGTATTCTGGCAATTAATAACAATCTCCCTACAGGAACATACACATCAATCGTACCTTATACCGATCTCAGTATTACAAATGATGCTGGTGGATGTGCGAATGTTGTTAGTGCAATCACTACTCTTGCTGCAATCCTTACTGAAGGTATCGATAATCCTGGAACAATTCCAGATGAAAATACTGGAAACTATCCAGATGTAAGAACTGGGGATGCAATTGGTGGATTAACCTCTGGTACTGCATATTATGTGAATTATGTTGACGCTGACACGATTGCCCTCAGAGCAACTTCTGGCGGAGCAAATATCGATCTGACTGCAGTAGGCACTGGTCCTGCTCACCAGTTTAGAGTTTATGCTGACGGTATCAATACACAATTTAAGATCAGAGCAGCATCGTCTGATATTTCTACAAAAATTGGTAAGACTGCAGTCAAGGAGCAACTATTTGTCATTATTAACGGATTGGTACAAAATCCAAATGGATATACTTTTGCAAATGATATTCTGACCTTTGGTGAGGCACCTTTAGCAGATTCTGATATCCTTTGCATGTATTATGATCGTTCAAGTTACACCAGCAGTTTCCAACTTGATCAGTTTGGAGATGAAATTAAAGATTTTGATTTGACCGAAGAAGGTCTTACTCCTGGTTATGGATATACTGATGGCACTTATACCGACGTACCCCTTGTCAATAAGCGTGGCACAGGAACTGGAGCAACTGCAGACATTACCGTATCTGGAACAAGAGTTACTAACGTTGTAATTAACAATCCAGGAAATGGATATACAAATGATGACATTC